GTTCCGAGGCGCAAAAGTTCGCTAGGTTTGTGACCTGCGGTTTTACCTTACCAATAGACCCTGCGACTCGCCCGCGTGCTAAAAATCGCGCGTGCGCGCGCGAGTCATCCGGGGGCGATTGACGGTTTACCAACGCGACCGACTCACGAAAGGCAAGCATGGCAGAACTTATAACATCTCCGAAGCTTGCCGAGTTGCTAGGGATCACGCGGCAGCACGTGCACACGCTCGCAAACGATGGCGTGCTGAGTTTCGAGAAAAACGAAAAGGGATGGTTGCTCTTCGATCCCGAAATTGCGACGCAAGAATTCGAGCGGTACGAGGCGAGCAAGAAAGGCGCGCCGCGCATTGATGACGATCTGCCATTCGATGACGAAGACGGCGTGACAAGTTTGAAGTATCAGCGGGCGTTGCATGAGATGCGGATCAAGCGCGCAACGGCCGACATGAAAGAGCTCGAACGCGATGAGATGCTAGGCATCTACCATCGCGCAGAGTTCGTAGAGGATTGGGTGACTGAGCTGATACTAGCTCAACGGTCGGCGATGGCTGCTCTACCTGGCAAGCTTGCGCCGATCTTGGCGGGCGAAACCGACGAAGCGGTAATTGCCGCTAGGATCAAAGACGAAGTGCGCGCCATCCAAGAGGATTTGGCACAGTACGAGTACAACCCTGGTTATTACCGCGAACGTCTTGCCGAGATTCAGGGAAAGACGATCACCGATGAAGACGAGTGAAGTTGATATCGTTCGCTATCCCGAACAGCTCGAAAAGGTTCAGGCGGCGAACAAGAGACTTCGCAAGTACGCATTGCTACCGCCTGAGATCACGGTTACCGAATGGGCGAACGCAAACAGGCGGCTTTCGAGCGAGAACAGCGCCGAAGCCGGCCAATGGAGAACGTCGCGAACGCCTTACCTAGCCGCGATCATGGACGCATTCACGCAACCGGCCGTGCACAAGATCGCGGTTGTCGCGAGCTCGCAGGTCGGCAAGACCGAGGCGCTTATCAACATGCTGGGCTATGTGATCGACGTTGATCCGGGCCCGGTGATGTGGGTAACGCCGACGAACGACAACGCCGAGGATTTCAGCAAGCGACGCCTTGCGCCGGCGATCCGGGATTGCGCGCCGATGAAGCGCAAGGTTTCGGCGGCGATGGGCCGAAGCGCGAATAACACGACGCTCAAAAAGAGGTTTCCGGGCGGCATGCTGACCATGACCGGCAGCAATAGCCCCGCTAACCTTGCATCGGTGCCGGCGCGCTACGTGTTCGGCGATGAGGTAGATCGTTGGGCGAAGGATGCAGGCGGCGAGGGCAACCCGGCCGGGTTGCTCGAAGCGCGTACAGCGACGTTTTATAACAGCAAGATCGTGATGGTTAGCACGCCAACCGTGCGCGGCGTATCGACTATTGAGGCCGAATTTATGCATGGAACGCAAGAGTATTGGTCGGCGAAATGCCCACATTGCGGAGAATACCGCTTCATCACGTTCGACAATATCAGGTTCGAGCACGAGAAGATCACCGAAGGTTTGCACGAGCGGTTCGCAATCGGGGATATCGCGTATTGTTGCCCCGAATGCGGTTGCCTTTCGAGCGAACGAGAGATGAGGGAAACAGAACACAAGTGGATCGCGCGCAATCCCGATGCTCTTGAATCGGGTACGCGGTCGTTTTGGATCAACGCTTTTAGCTCTCCATGGGTGCCATGGGAACACGTAATCAGGCGGTTTCTCGAAGCGGGTGACGATCCGAAGAAACTGAAGACGGTTTACAACACGCTCTTTGGCCAGCTATGGGAAGAGCGCGGCGATACCGCCGACGTTGACGAGCTCGCAGAAGCACGCGAAGAGTATACGGCAGAATTGCCCGATGGGGTGCTTTGCCTTACGTGCGGAGTTGACACGCAAGATAACCGCCTGGAATACGAGGTCGTAGGACACGGGCTTTTCGATGAGACGTGGGGCATTCAGTACGGCGTCATATGGGGACGCCCGGACGCGCCCGCATCGGAGAGATCGCCGAACGTATGGCAGCAGCTAGACGATGTTATCGATCGCGAATGGCGCTATGCAGACGGCAAGAAGCTACTGATTTCGGCAACGTTCGTTGACAGCGGCGGTCACCATACGCAAGACGTTTACCGCGAATGTGCCGCGCGGATCGGAAAGCGCGTGTTCGCAATAAAGGGCAAGGGCGGCGAGGGCGTGCCGTTCACTTCCCCGCCAAGTAAGCAGGCCATCACGGTACAGGACGCGCGCGGAAGATCGCGCAAGGTTAGCGTTTGGCTTTACGTGCTCGGAGTTGACGCCGGCAAGGAAAAGATCATGAGCGCGCTAACCGTGCGGGTGCCTGGGGCGCGCTACTGCCATTTTCCCGCCGATCAGGAGCGCGGATATGATGCCGCGTACTTCAATGGGTTGGCTAGTGAACGAATGATGTTGGAACCTTCCGGGCAAAAGTGGGTTTGGAAGAAATTACCCGGTCATCGCAGGAACGAAGCGCTTGATTGCCGCAACTACGCGCTTGCGGCATTCAACGTCATCGATCCCGACATGGCCGCTTTGGAACGTGCGCGGCGCGGCGCTGGAAGCCAACCGGCGAAGGTCAAGCGCCGCCGACGAGTTAGCAAGGGGTTTGACGTATGAGCGACATTGACGAGCTGATCGAGGAAAAGCGCGAACTGCTTGCCGAGGTAAACACGGCGATTAAAAAGGTGCTTGCAGGGCAAAGCTATTCGCTCGGATCGCGCACCGTTACGCGCGTCAACCTGAAAGAGTTGCGGGCGTTCCGTAGGGAACTTGAAGCAGAGATCGAAGCACTCGAAGAGAACGGCACGACAAAGCGCCGCTTCAAGCGCATCGTTCCGATCGGATAGGGGCGGTATGAACTTTCTAGACAGAATCGCCAATGCGGTTAGCCCCGCTTGGTACGAATCGCGCATGGAGTCACGCGCAAAGGGTGACCGTGCGGCCGCTTACTCGCAGACGCTTCAGAACTACGGCTATTCCCACGGCGGCGCTTCGCGTTCGAAGACTTCGGTTAAGGGATGGGACGCCGCGAGCGCATCCCCGCAAAAGGACATTGACGCCAACCTGAAGACGCTTCGCGAGCGTAGTCGCGATCTGTACTACAATTCGCCCGTCGCTACGAGCGCGATCAACCGCAACCTTGTTCACATCGTAGGATCGGGCTTGCGGGCTTCGCCTAAGATCGCATGGCGGCGGCTCGGAATCACGAAGGAACGCGCCGACGAGATAGCGGCCGATGTTAAGTTCAAGTTCGGCGAGTGGGCGCGGTCTAAGGATTGCGACGTTACCGGGCAAAACAACTTCTATGAGCTGCAACAGATCGCAATCTTGACTTGGCTGATTGGCGGTGAGGTCTTCGGATTGCCGGCGTATTCCGACAACCGATTGATTGACCTTTGCTTGCGGTTGGTCGAAGGCGATTTATGCTGCAATCCCGGAGGGCTTTCCGGTACTGCCGGCGTGGATCAGAAGTGCGCCGAGAGCGGTAACCGCATCCGCAACGGTATCGAGATTGACGATCAGGGGCGCGTCGTGGCGTACCACTTCGTCAAGGGATACCGCGACCAGGTTGAGCAACGCGAATGGGTGCGTGTGCCGGCGCGCGGAAACGCGACCGGAAACCCGAACGTGCTTCACGTGTTCAACGCGATACGGCCGACACAGTACCGGGGAGTTCCGTACCTTGCGCCCGTGATCGAGTGCATCAAGCAGCTAACGCGCTACACCGACGCCGAGATCATGGCGGCGGTGATTAACGGTCTTTTCAGCGTGTTCATCACGTCCGAAGAAGGCGGCGTGCCTGATTTCGCGGAACCACTCGAAGGTTACCAGGATATCGACGGGCCCGAATCCGATGACGAATTGGCGCTTGGTAACGGAAACATTGGATTCCTGAAACCGGGCGAGGCCGTTCAGATTGTTGACGCGAAGCGCCCGAACACGAACTTTGACGGCTTCACTAGCGCGATGGCAAAGCACATTGGCGCGGCGCTGAACATACCCGCCGAACTGCTCTTGATGCAGTTCACGGCGAGCTACAGCGCATCGCGCGGCGCGCTGCTCGAAGCTTGGAACTTCTTTAGCCTTAACCGCGAATGGTTCGCGGCCGATTTCTGCCAACCGATTTATGAGATGTGGCTATCCGAGGCGGTATCGAAAGGGCTTGTCGATATGCCGGGATTCTTCGCAGACGAGTACACGCGCGCCGCTTGGTGCGGGTGCAACTGGACAGGGCCCGCGCCCGGACAGCTCAACCCGACAGTTGAGGTTAACGCGGCAGTTGCGAAGATGAACGCCGGCCTTTCGACGGGCGAGCGCGAAGCGTTGGCGATGAACGGCAGCGATTACGCCGAGAACATCGAGCAGCTTGCAACCGAACGCGCATTGCGCATCGAACAGGGAATGGAGAAAGAAGATGACACGAATCAGGGTTAACGGCAGCATTGTAGATGACGGCAGCGCATGGCTTTACGAGTGGTTCGGCATTCCTCATACGGCACCGAAATCTTTCAAAGAGCAACTAGCGGGCGCTGAAGGCGATGTGATTGTGGAGATCAATTCACCGGGCGGCTACGTTACGCCCGCTGCCGAGATTTATGAAGCAATCCGCACGTATTCGGGAAACATTGAATGCCAGGTTGTCGGGCAGGCGGCAAGTGCCGCAAGCGTGATCGCATGCGCCGCGAAGAATTCGATTTCGCCAATGGGGACGTTCTTCATGCACAACTGCATCGGCTACGCATCCGGCAACCACAACGACATGCGGCAGACCATGCATGCTATGGAATCCATAGACGAAAACATCATGGAGGCGTACCGCGCTAAGACCGGCATGAGCGACGCCGAGATTTACGAGCTCATGGAAGAGAACACCACGCTTAACGCGCGGCAGGCCGTCGAATACGGATTCATCGACAAGATCACCGATAGCGCGGCCGACATTGCGCAGGCCAGCAGCGCCGCAACCGGCATTGCAGCAAGCGCAGGCGGCTTCGTTGACCTCATGGCCATGGACGCTGACCGTCTCGCAGCCATGCGGGAACTTTACGAGAATAGCAGGCGCGAGAACGGTAGAGGGGGTGAATCTATGAATATCGATGATATCAGGGACGAGGCCGAAGAGACAGCCGAGACGCAAGCCGAGGAAATCGAGGAAACCGAAGGCGAGGCGGCGGATGAGGTCGAAACCGAAGCCGAAACCGAAGAGCCCGAAGCCGAGGCCGAGGCAGACGAAACCGAAGAGCCCGAAGGCGAAGGCGAAGCCGAAGAGCCGGAGGAATCCGAAGAGGACGCCGACGAGGTTCAGGCGGCTTACGATCGCGGCGTTCTCGCAGAGCGTGCGCGCATTGCCGGCATTCTCGACATTGCCGCCAAGGTGCCTGACTCGATGGTGCGCGATGCATTGTTCACCACGCCGATCAGCGCCGAGGAACTTGCATTTGCCGCTATGAGGGCCGAGGAAACCAACCGCATCGGGTACATCAACAAGGCCAAGGCCGACGTTAAGGATTCTGGCAGCGCAAGCGTTGCCGCCGACGTGACCGACGAAGCCGGCGAAGCAAGCGAAGCGGAAGAGGCGCAAAACGCGCTTATCGCCAAGCTGAACGAACGACACGAGAAGTAAGGAAAAGAACATGGCAACAGAACTGCTCAATGATACGGCGTACACCATCGACGCCGATAACCTGGTGCTTGCGGCTCAGTTCCCCGTTTTGCACCGTTCCGTCACCATCACCAACCCGCAAGTTGCGTTGAAGCGCGGCATGGCCGTCATCAACCATTCCGGCACGCTCTACGTTGCCGGCGCGAAGGACAGCAGCACGCCGCCCGCGACCATCACCGGCGATATCGTTGCGATCATCACGGCTGACCACGACGCCGACACCACGAACGCGACCGTTACCGTCGATGCGTATGTGTCCGGTGCTTTCAACGTTGGCGAGATCGTCACCTTGAACAGCCTTGACGTTAGCACGGCCGCTTACGTTCTCGGCGCTCAGGGCAACGGTATCTATCTGCTCTAATCGGAAAGGAAAGATGAGAAATGGATATCTACTCCACAAACAACCTTATCGAAGTCGTGCGCAAAGCGCCGGCACCGGGTTCGTTCCTTCGTTCCCGTTTCTTCCCGACTACGCCGCGCGACATCTTCAAGACCAAGAAAGTCTTCATCGAGCGCACGAATGAAGGCAATCTTGCCGCGCCGTTCGTCATCCCGTATTCGGGCTCTAAGCTGATGGAGCGCGAAGGCTACACCGGCGAGGAACTTATGCCGGCATTCCTGAATCCCGCGCGTGACATGAGCATCGATCAGCTCATGAAAAAGGGCATTGGCGAAACTCTCTATGACGAGGTTACGCCCGAAGAGCGCGAGCAGAACTATCTTGCCGACGATCTGGCATTCCTTCAGCGCGCCATCCAGCGTTCGCAAGAATGGATGTGCGGCCAGATCATCACGGCCGGTTACGTCGATTGCGCCATCAGCGCTAACGATGCCGTGCGTTTCAAGTATTACAGCGGCGGCAGCTTCGGTAACAAGATGACGTTCCTTGACGGCAGCAACAATCCTGAGTATTGGGATGGTGCCGGCGTTTCGATCTATGGCCAGATTTCCGACATGGCCAACGATATCGACGCCGAGTATGGCGATCTCGATCTCATCCTTGGTGCTTCGCTCGTTAAGCTGGTCATGACCGATTCTCAGATGGTCAAGATGCTTGACGCCGCTAACCTCAACATCGGGCAGATCAACCCCGAAGTTGCGAACTTCCCCGGCGTTGGCTACATCGGATCGGTGAACTTCAGCGGTAAGACACTCAACATCTACAGCTACAACGCCAAGGCAACCGTTAACGGCAACGAAGTTAGCTACTTCAACCCGAAGTATGCGGCCGTCATGCCGCGCACCGGCTTCGGCGCTATGAAGTTCGGTTCTATCACTCAGATGGAACAGGAAGATGGCAAGTTCCACACCTACGCCGCCGAGATGGTGCCGCGCGTTCTGAGCGATGCGAAGTCTGACGAACGCCGCATCGAGATGAAGAGCGCGCCGCTTCCGCATCCTTACGCGCTCGATTCGTGGCGCGTCGTTCAGGCACTTGCTTAATCTGGTTAGGGGGCCGTCATGCTTATTGTTACGAACGGAAAGATCGTGAAAGGGCTCGAAGTCTATTCGATGGGCGATAAGATCGACGGCCTTTCAGCGAAAGACGAGCAAAAGCTAATCTCTGCTGGTTTGGCCATGCGCCCGGAAGACGCCGACGAAGAGCCGGCAGACGATAACGGGCAGCTTGTGCCGATCGCCAAGGAGCCGACGAAGGCTGAACTTCAGGCGCGTTGCCGCGAGCTCGGATTGTCCGATCGCGGGAACAAGGCACAGCTTCAGGCGCGTATCGATGAGTTCGAGAACGAATCAGAAGGAGAGCCCGAATCGGGCCCGTTCGAGGAC